AATTAACATGGACAGATCAAGATGACGAAAAGTTTGAAAAATTTAGCCAAGGGGAACTTAGATAACGGTTGAGGCTTTAAATAATACCGTTAAGTGGCAACAACCTAGAGCCGTACTAGTGCAACATCGGCAAGGGAATTGACGCAAAATCCGCTAGAAACTGACGGAGCGGAATATAAAAACCTAGTAAGATAGCACGGACGCCCTCCCTCTACTACTTACTAGCCCGTAAGTTTGAGTTTGTCGGACAGACAGCCGAATATACAAACAATACATACCTTATAAGAAGGGGAACGTGTGGACTAAACTATCAAGGGAATTTAATATTTACTAACATGAACAAGAAACTAACCGATAGAAAAGAAATAGTTACTTATGTTAAGAGTATTATCAGGTTAGGAGACAGAGATAAGATTAAAAGAGTTATGAACCGTTACATGGAGTATGTGAAGGAAGAAGAACGTGCTAAAATGAATAAACAAATGGAAACACAAATAGAAACGGCGAAAAAAGTTTTCGAAATAGACTAGCCTTCCGAATTAAACCTGTCGTAGTTACAAGTTCCGAAAAGCTAGTCTGCAACTATATTATACACATATATAGCAAGATACGGGGCAGTTTGCTAAAATATTCGTAAGCGGTGGGGGTTTGGTTATGCTTTCCTTCACCGCTTTTTAGGTGTACGAAAAAATCGTACAACTGAAATTTTTGGTCAAATTGCCTTTTTTAGGCACGTTTCTAGACATTTGTAAATAAAAGGAAAATTAAGAAAGTACTTGACAAACAAAATAGTATATGTTTATAATATAACTATGAACAAAAGCATAACAACTTCCGGAAAGCGACAAGCGAAAAAAATTGTTGCCTTTGTAAAGTTACTTCAAGCATTAAAGGATTTTGATTACAACGAACTTGAATCATATGTTGAAAAGAGTATTCACATTGCAATTCTTGACGAAAGGCTGGAACAATTAAACAAAGACACAAGACCTACTACGATAGAAATGGCAATAGATCATGTTGAAGGTGAAGTATTAGAACAACAAATTGCAGACGCAAAAGAAATGGAGGAATATGAAAATTGAAAAGAGAAAACTAAAAGGTGATATTGTACAAATTACAACACTAGACGAAAGGTGGTATGAGAAAGCCGGAGTATTTTATCCATCATCAACTTGGATAGCCGGACATTACCCAAAGGGAATTGCTTTTTATAAGTGGCTTGCAAGCAAGGGTTGGGATGAAGCCGAAAGCATAAAACAATCCGCCGGAAACAAAGGATCAAAAGTACACAATGCGATTGAGCAACTTTGCAAAGGTGAAACTGTAAGGATGGATGATAAGTTTTCCAATAACGACGGTGAACCGGAAGAACTGACAGTTGAGGAATATGATGCAATTATTAGTTTTGCCGATTGGTACAAAACACTTAAAAATCCGAAGATAATTGAAACCGAGCATACGGTTATAAATGAGAAGGTTGGTTATGCCGGAACACTAGACCTACTTATGGAAATAGACGGTGAAAAATGGATAGTTGATTTTAAAACAAGTGCTTATATCTGGCCTGAATACAAGTTGCAGATTTCTTCTTATAAGCATGCAGGTAATGAAAAGGCAAAAATGGGTATCTTGCAGGTTGGGTATAAAATGAACAAGAGGGGTTGGAAGTTTAACGAGATTGAAGACCACTTTGAATTGTTTTTACACGCTAAAGCAATTTGGGAGAATGAGAATAAAAACGTACAACCAAAGCAAAAGGATTATCCGTTGGAGGTAAAAATATGAAGGCAATAGTTAAAATGTCGGAGAATATAAGATTGGAAATAGACGAGAGGGAAGAATTAAATACCCTACATAAAGCAATAGTTTTGTCTAACCCTAGAAGAAAATGCGTTTGTGGTAATACTAAAGGTTTTTATTTTGCTACAAACAAAGACAAGGAAGGGAATATTTATATCAATTTTAAATGTCCATCTTGTGGTGCGAGAAGTAAGTTGGGACAGTATAAAACAACTGGCTTTTTCTGGCACGATTTTGAAGTTTATCAGCCAAAGCCGGAAGTTAAAAAAGAGGTGAGAGAGGAAGAGCCTCCAATAGACTTATATGACGAAGAATAAATACAAAGTAATTAACTTGTATGTTGAGAACGAAGAACTTTTAAAAAAGGTTGATAAGGTTGCAAAAGAAAACTATATGAGTAGAAGCAAGTTTACAATGCTCTCATGGATAGCTTATTTAAAATTTTTAGAGAAAAGGGAACAATAGTCCTTTTAAAACCTAGCTCGGTTGACTTTCTAGGCGGGATAAGACGGAGCTAGACTTTGAGAGGGTTATATGAACAAACAAGAACTTATATTTATTTTTAGCTTTTTAGCTTTTGTGGCCTTTGTTGGTTTTGATATTCAAAGAGGTAAAAATATGAATGTTGAGGCAAAAGAGGTAGAAGATATGGGCGAAACTATGGAAAGCCCCGTAGAAGCAACCGAGGAAGCCCAGATTATAGTTAAAAGTATCAAGATAGTAAAACCAACACCAAGACCTGTTACTTGTGAAGAAGCGATCAAAAGTGTTTTTGAAGATCCAAAACCCGCCTTAAAAGTTTCATTTTGTGAAAGTACATTAGGTAAGTATCCGACAAGCAACAAGTCATCTGCTAAAGGTTGCTTTCATATTATTGACGGGACATGGAAACAATTTAAATGTGCAGGTAGCCCAATGGATCCGCTAGACAATACAAAATGTGCAAAAAAAATAAATGATTATTATAATGGAATGTGGTCAACATCAGGTGGCTGGAGGGCAAGTTTTGCTTGTCATAAACAAATATGAAAGAAAAAGAATTGTGGACAGATTTAGACGAACTTGAATATCAAATAAATTTTGATATGCCCGCTTTTAAAGAACCAAACATTAAAAGTATCCGCATACAATTAGCTGAAGATATAGATATGGGAATACTAACAATGGAACAGGCAAGAGAGATTGAAAAGAAATATTTGGGGGAGGAGAAAAATAAACACACAATTAAAATATCAAGCGAAGATTTAACAAAACTTATAGAAGACGCAGTTGAATATAGTATCAAAAAATATGGAAAGACTTACAAGATGTTGGCAGAGCATGATAAAAATGAAAAAACAAACTTATAACACATCAAACTTACATTGTGTACAATGCCATAGGAGGTTAGTATACAAGGTAGATTTGGGAGACAGCGTGGTTAGTATTTGTCATCGTCCAGATTGCCCTAACTATGGATTGTTGGCTTTGCCACAAGAGCTAATGCCTACAGAAGAAGATTTAAAGAAATGAGTAAATACGCACATTGGAAAGCATTTGAAAGGGAAATTACTAAAAAAATGAGAGAAGTGGGTTACGATAGTAAACGCAACTGGAGCAACCAATTTGAAGAAACGGATACTGTTGATGTGATGGCTCCTCCTTATGCCTTACAGTTAAAAGCGGGACAACGCCCTAACCTTGTTGGTGCATGGGAACAAGCAAAAGAAAACGGAAAGAACTTAATACCGGTTGGTGTTGCAAGGTGGAAAGGTAAAAGAAAAACGCTTGTTTGTTTGGATTTAGAAACATTTTTAAGGTTGGTAGAGAAATGAGGTGATTATATGAAGATAACAAAAGATACAAAAGGAATAATAGACGAAGGTTGGAGGTATAAACATGAAGGAGATTTGGTAAGCGATGAGGATATTGTCATAGATTTGAATAAGGGATTGTATGTAACGGGGTATATCGAAGCTGGTGGGCCTATCAAAGCTGGTGAGTATATCGAAGCTGGTAGGTATATCGAAGCTGGTGGGTATATCGAAGCTGGTAGGTATATCGAAGCTGGTAGGTATATCAAAGCTAGTGAGTCTATCAAAGCTGGTTGGTCTATCGAAGCTGGTAGGTATATCGAAGCTGGTAGGTATATCAAAGCTGGTTGGTCTATCGAAGCTGGTGGGTCTATCGAAGCTGGTGAGTCTATCGAAGCTGGTTGGTCTATCGAAGCTGGTGAGTATATCAAAGCTGGTGATGGTATATCAGCAGGACTTTACATAACTTGTGAGGGTGAGCTTTCATTTGGATTAAATGCTTATGCGGGAATAAAGACTTGGGCAGAAGCAACTGAAGAAGAAAAAACTATTACTTGTGGCAAACTTGTTAAGGGAAATATCGAATACGGAATATTAAAAGAAAAGGGAATAGAAGACGACAAGACACAAGAAGCAATGGAGTTATTAAAAGAAAAAGGTTACAAAATAGTTAAAAAATGAACTACTGGAGCTTTAAACCAGGGACGGGAAAGCAAATAAACAAGGACGTAAAAAAGATGATTAACAAAGTTTGTAGAAGATGTGGAAAGCCAATACCTATAAGAGGAAACCATAGGAATTATTGTTCGGATGAGTGTTACAGGAAAAGACATGAAGTTAATAAAAAAGATATATAAGTGGCTTTTTAACTTGTGTGAGTGCGGTGGTGTATATAGACGATGGGATTGGGATAAGTGGTACTATGATAGGTGTGGGAAAAGAAAAGAGGTGAGTAGTTTATGAAAATTACAATTAAATGGATTATATTGGTTTGGACAGTATTGATGTTACCATATGTTGTTACCGGTGCTGTGGATTTGGTAGAACTTATGTTTGGACTTATTTATTCTTTGACAATTATCGGTTTGTGTTTTGATGATATTAAGAACAAGAAATGACATGATACAATAAGTCATGGCAAAAGTAGGTCGACCTACAAAATATAGACCTGAGATGATTGTTCAGATACACAAGTATCTCGAAAAAGCAATTCCAGAAAACATGAAGATACCCACGATTGAAGGCGTGGCATTAGAGTTGGGTGTATCAAGAAGAAGAGTGTATGATTGGAAAGAAAAGTATCCAGAATTTCGACACACTTTAGATGAAGTTTTGACGAGACAAAAGGAAATTCTTCAAGAAATAGGCATCTTTGGGGGAAAAGAAATAAACGCGACCATTGTTCAGTTGCTCTTGAAGGTTAATCATGGAATGGTAGAAACTACGAGGACGGAACATACTGGAGCGGATGGTGAACCGCTTAAGTTTGAATGGAAAGATGCCAACAGTAAAAATTGATTATGAACCACAAAAACACCAATTAGAATGGCACAACAACGCTACGCGTTTTCTTGTCGCAGTTTGTGGACGACAGATAGGCAAAACTACAGCCGCTGTTAATGAACTTATCAAAAGAGCTATAAAAAATCCTGGTACTCGTAATTGGTATGTAACAGTTGAATATGCACAAGCCAAAAGAAATGTGTGGAATATGCTTCTGTCTTATGTTCCGAAAGAAATAAGAAAGAGTATTAATTCAACAGAGCTTAAGGTGGAACTTCTCAATGGAAGCAGGATAGAACTTATTGGAGTACAAAACGCAGAAACTCTTCGAGGTGCTACTGTGGACTTTATGATACTAGACGAGTACGCAGACTTTAAAAGACATGTGTGGCCGGAAGTGCTTCGACCGATGCTTGCGACTACAGCAGGTGATGTATGGTTTATCGGTACTCCAAAAGGTATGGGTAACGACTTCTATGATAAATACTTCGGAAAGGACAAGCTAACAAAAAGATTTAAAATGCCTTCTTGTGAGATACAAGGTGAATATGTGGTTAATCTTTTGAGTAAGTATGCAAACCAGGGGGAAATACAGAGCGCCTATGAACAGCTGACAAAAGAAGAATTTTCTCAAGAATATTTGGCGGACTTTACAAGACCAAAAGGTGTTGTTTACAAAGAATGGCCATTGGAGAATTACAAGAAGGTTACATATGACGAACTAGCTCCCTTGCATTTGTCTTGGGACTTTGGAGTTAATGACCCAACAGCAATTATATGGATTCAACCCTTGGGTGGTGAGTTTAGAGTTATTGATTATTACGAGGCAAACAACGCAAACATAGCCCACTTTGTGCAGGTTGTTAAGAGTAAGCCCTACAAAGAACCAGATTTTGTAACAGGTGATGATGCAGGCAGAGCGAGAACCGTTGTAACTGGTACGTCACCCATAGAGGAATTGTCCAAGCATGGTATTTACGTGAGTACGACAAAGGGTCTTAAGATACCAGATCAGATAAGACAAACACATAAGCACATGAAGTCTCTTTTTGTAAACACGGGGGAGGGAGATATGACAAAATCACTACATCTAAAAAGGTTTAGGGATTGTATTCTTAATTATCATTATCCGGAAATAAGCGAGGATGTGCGAAACCAAAGCAACGAGATACCTGTTCACGATGAGTGGAGTCACGCAATGAGAGCTTTGGAGTATTACTTCGTAAATTACAAAGGTCAGGGAAAAGAACTGCCGAGAAAGAAGCTGGATACGGAAAGATGGAGCATGTTGTAAAGTGGCAAAAAAAATATCCATTACCAAAAAGATGTATGGTTGGAGTAAGTATGGTGGTGCACGCCATGGACTTGTAAAAGAAGACTTGGAAGAGTGGTACTGTCAGTCTTGTGGAGAAAAGCAAACCAACCAATTACCAAACTATATGTTTGATTATGATGGGGACATGAGGGACTATATTCGGATATGTTCCAAGTGTAAATATGAGGCCATGAAACTCAAACTTAAGAGAGTGGATGATTTGTTTGCAAAACTAAGAAAGAAAAGAATAGAGGATAGCTGGGGTTGACAGTTTGAAAACCCTTAAGCACACGAAATAAACTAGAAATATGGCAAAAAAGGACCTTTTACTGGAGTTAACTCAACATTACGAGATGTGGGACAAGGATAATGAGAAGAGAATGTCTCGGAAAAATGGGTGGAATGATGTAACAGACTCATATTACGGAAAGCTTCCAGATGACTGGCCATATATTACAAAGATTGTTGATCCAAGAATAAGAACTTCTTTAATAGAAAAGAATGGACGGCTTTTAAACAATAAGTTGCGAGGTAGATTGGTTCCAAGAGAAGGATCTGATGTGCTCAAGGCTGAGTTTAACAACGCAATTCTCGATTACCAGTGGGATACAGCAAACGATGGAGGTTCGATGCTTGTGAAGATGAGCATTGCAGACATGGATACAAGGCTTTACCAGTCTAAGTTTGCTCTTGTTTACTGGAAATATGAAGTAGACGAAGATGGGAAAGTTAAGTTTGATGGTAATGAGATGAAACTTCTTGATATTAGAGATTGTGGAATGGATCCTGCTGCAACTCATGTCAAAGACGCAAAGTGGTTCCAGTACAGAAGCTGGGAGTTCTTGGAAGACTTGGAGACACAGACAGACACTAAAGGTCGACCTTCATTTAAAAACCTGAAGGAAATAAGGAGAAGAATCGAAGAGAAGTTACCCAATACCTCACAAAAGCGCGATAAAGAATACACAAGAAGAGTTAAGGAGCTTCGAGGATTAGAAGATAGGGTGGGAGAGGACATTGCCTTTCCTGTAGTGCAGATTGTCACAGAATACAGAGAAAACAGGTGGATAACCTTTTCTCCAGAGCACAAACTTATTTTAAGAGAGATAAAAAACCCCTATGACCATGGCAAGTTGCCAATAGCACAACTTAGATATTACCACCTCCAAGATGATGCCCTTGGAGAAAGTGAAGTTGAACCAGTTATCCCTCTATGGAAGGCGATTCAAGCAACACTTTGTTCTTACATGGATGAGGTCATACTTAAAATGAGACCACCTCTTAAGATTATGGAAAACGCTGCAAGAATAGAAACCATTGAATATGGACCAGAAGCACAGTGGTTGGTGGACAGCCCCGATGCAATAACAGAAATGGAGTCCAGGGGCGATTCACTTCGATACTTCCAGACAACTTATTCAGCTCTTGTTAGTGCCTTCAATGTTGCAATGGGGGATATGAGTCAGGGAACAAGTGCCATAGACCCATTTGAAACCGAGAAGACGGCAACTGAGGTGAAAGCAACACTTAAGCAACAAAACACTAGAGACCAAAAGAACCAGAACGACCTGGCTGAGTTTATTAAGGATGTAATGATGATGTGGCTTAGCAACAACAAGCAATTTTTGTTCACAGACCCATCCAAAAAAGAGTTAATACTAAAGATTGTCGGTAGTGATAAGTTCTCTTACTTCAAGAGAGCAGGTTTGGATGAGATGGAAGTGACGGCAGAAAACGCAAGAATGGTTGGCGACATAGTAGCGTCAGCTCCAGAATTGTCTGATGCTGATGTTGAGGAACTGTGGGAAACAGCTAAAACACCAATTCATCCAGTTGTTACCAATCCACAAGAGAAAGATCCGAGCAAACTCGACATAAAACCAAAGATGAGGCTGGATGATATGGAAGACACGGCAGAACTCTCTATTGTCCCAGAAGATTTGGAGGGAACATACGACTATGTACCAGACATAAAGTCCATGTCGTCAGGTGCAGACCAAGAGCTGGCTGATGCGAGAATGAGAGCTTTGGAACTTTTCACCAATAACCCTAATGTGTTACAATTGATGCAACAAGAAGGTTATAGACCAAAGATAAAGGAATTGCTAAGAGCAAACCTCGAAGAGATGGGTCTAAATGACGCAGAAAGGTTTTTTGAACAAATAAATGAGCAAGCAGTCCAACAAGCGCAAATTGCAGGAAACCCTCAAGCAATGGGAGGCGCTCAACCGCCTATCCAAGAACAAGGATTACCAGGAATACCTCAAGCCAATCCTCAAGGCGGCGTTCCACAACAAATGGCCGGACCCAACAAAGCACAATAGTTGCGAAGAATTCCACAAAGCCTATACAGAGCAGTATGGTAGAGCAATGGCTTACAAGGAAATATACAACATGTTGGAAACATCAGAATCAATGACTGAGAACTTGGCAAAACAAATAAGTAATCCCGACAAAGACTATGGACTCAAAACTTAGAGGAAAACAAAGATACTATTTTGAACATTTTAAAGATAAAGAGGGTAATCCTCCAGGTAAGGGGAAGAAGATTGAGATGAGTAAGTGTAAACATAAGTCCGCAATAGTGATAGACGGAGTTCTTAGGTGTAAGTGTGGTGCTTGTTGGACGGGACCAAGAATCGGAGAAGTTGAAAAGTTGCTAAAGATGTTATAATAAAATATGCCCGACGAAAAAAGGAACGAAAAACAGGAGGAGATGAAAGGAAAGTCTACTCACACTTCAGATACAAGAGAGGAAGAACCCAAGGAAGATAAACAAGAAGAGGTTAGTGAAAAAGAAGACAAGGGTAAGGATAGAACCAAGAAAGAATTCGAGAAATTAACCAAGAGTAATAAGGAATTAAAGAAGAAGACGACAGAATATGAGAGTGTTCTTGATAGTTTAAGACCACAACAACAACCCCAACAGCAACCTCAACAACCACCAGCACGAGGTACAAGCCAAGTTCCAGACGCGAGCCGTTTTCAAAATCTACAACAAGAACAGATCGATGATGTTTTTGCTGGAATGATGGACAAAGAGGGATACTTGGACGGGAATAAGTTAATGAGTAAGCTTCGAGACATGGACAGAAGAGCTTCAGAAGCTGAGGTAAGAGCACAAAGGGCTGAAATGGCTGCACAACAAATGGTTAAGAGTCAAAGAGATTTTGAAGAAACACAGGCTGTTAAGAAGGTTCACAACAAATACCCACAGTTAGACCCACAAAATGAAGAATTTAATGGTGATTTTTTTGATGATGTGAGAAATGAGACCATTTCCCAAATGATTAACGGAAAACTTGATTTTGAAGCTGCTGCAGACAAAGTGTTCGAGAAACATTATAAACCTAGAGAGGAGGAAGAAATGGCAACAAAGAAACAAAAGGAAGAGGCTGAAAGCAAAGAAGACGCCAAAAAACAAATAAACGCAACAAATGTACGTTCTTCGGCAATGAAGGGGTATTATGAATCAACAGAGTTAAAATCCCTCAAGGAGGATGTCATGAAAGGCAAAAAAGGTGCACTCGCTGAAAGACTTAGAAGAAGCGGATATTGAAAACCTTCAAATACTTCATATATAAGTAAGTTAGATAGTGGTCTGATGCTCCGACCATAAACCGAGCACAAAACATCAATCTATTCGTGTAACCCGCACATATGGGATACGAATAGAGAGGAGGTGATAACTATGGCATTTGGAAAAGACACATATCAATCGCAAGGAGGTACAACCCCAGGTGGAGAGCTTAGAGAATCTCTTTTAGACATTCTTAAAGATATCTCGCCTAACGAGGACAACTACTTTACTTCTAATCTTGGAGTGGCTCCTTCCGCAATGAATACCCTTCATGAATGGAACTTGTTCCATGAAGACAGGGCAACATCAGCAAGCGGAAACAAGGAAGGTGCATCAACAACTTACACCGACCTAGACGTTGAGGAACGCTCAAACAACAGAACGATAATTCTTGACTCTCCAGTCAGACTTTCCAGGACTCGAGCTTCTATCGCTAACGTAACTGGCGAAGACGCAATGGGTGTTGAAAAGGAAAGGGCATTAAGGCGACTTAAGTCCAAAATGGAATATGCTACAGTCAACGGAGAAGTTGAAGCTGGGCAAACTGACACGGCACGAGGAGTTGCAGGAATCGACCAGTGTATTTCTACTAACGTAACAGCTAGAACCACTGGAGCTTCTTTCACAGAAACAGAATTGAACGACATTGTTCAAGACTCCTGGGATACAGTAGGAGCAAGCTACGTAATGGATACATTGGTAGCGCCTGTTGTTATCAAGAGAAGAATTGCTAGCTTCGGTACAAACTTGACTAGAAATGTTGAAGCTTTTGATAAAAAGCTAACACAGGAAGTTCGAGTTTATGACGCTGAAGTTGGTCAGACTGTCAAAATCATTGCTCACAAGGACGTAAGGAAACTTGCAGGTTCTCTCACAATACTTGGTATTAGAGAAGAACTCTTTGAGCACTCATTCCTCATCAATTCTGGTGAACCTCACTGGGAAGAGAGGGCTGTAGACGGTGACAGAGAGAATGGAGTTTATATTACAGAATTTACGGTCGTTTCATACAACGAACACGCACACGTAAAGAGAACTGGTTATAATACTGGTTTATAATATAACCCCTTTCAAAGATTAGAGGGTGAAGCAATTCACCCTCTTTTCTTATGTGATATACTATAAAAGATGAGTGAAAATGTCACCGTGAAGGGTAAGAAAGAAGGAGAAAAAGACCCCAAAGTAATTAAGATTGACGATGAAGAATATGAAGTAGTTCCACCCCAAGCAACGGCCGCAACGGAAGTAATTGTTAAGATGTGGGAGACATTGGGTAAACCGGAAAACCCCTTTTCTAAGGCTGGAAGTAAGCTTATGGAGATAATGATATCTGTGTGGAGGGATACATGGCCCAGAGAATCGGAGGAATGGTTGAGTTTAAGAAAGGATTACAAGGACAATGAGATGTCTATAAAAGACCAAGTAAGAAAGGGGACAGGTAGAAGCCTTGCAAGTTATCCTTACCCTTTATATATGATGATGAAAAAAGTATTTCCCAAGTTTGATCCAGTAAAGAGAGACAATGCAATTAAGTTTGTTAAACATTGGCCGATATTTCAGATGGCTAAAAAGATATGAAGATAGCTTTATGTATTATAAGTAAAGACGATGGGAAACTAGACGGCTTGAAAAAGCTTGTCGAGTCTGCCAAACCTGCGGTGGATGATGTTTATATAACAGTCAACCACAAGCCCTACACTAAGACCAAGAAGTGGTGCGAAAAGAACGGATATGACTTCTCTTACCTCAAATGGAACGATGACTTTAGCGAACAAAGGAACTACAACTTTTCAAGAGTAGACTCAAAAACAGACTGGATATTGTGGGCTGACACTGATGACGTGATAGTAAACGCCCACCTTATACGAGATGTCGCAAAGATATCAAAGCAGAAGGAATATGACACTGTGTTTTTCAGTTATTACTATGGTTCAAAGTTTGATGGGAAGCCTTCGGTGGAAACCTTTGTAGAAGCTGAGATAGTACACATGAGGGAGAGGCTTATTAGACCTGGCTCTATTGTGTGGAAGAAGAGGATACACGAAACTCCAGTACCACTAGATGGCGAGAATTTTAAATACACTCAAGTTAAGTATTCTGACAAGTATCCAATAACATGGCTTCACTTGGGAGCTGACAGAGATCTTGACGCCGAAAGCTTAAGGGGGAGAATGGATAGGAATAGAAGACTTTTGGAGGCTGAATTAAAGGATGAAAGGGAGAAAAACGATGTCGACCCAAGGACCCTTCTTTACCTGATGAAGATATATTCTGAAAATGAAGATGAAGACACACTTCTTGAGTGTGTGAGCATGGGTGAGGAGTATATACAGAAGAGTGGTTGGGACCAGGAAAGGGCTGTTTGCTACAACCTTATGGCGAAATGTATGGGAAAGCTGGGAAGGCACAGAAGAGCAAGAGATTTTCTCCACAATGCCCTCAAAGAATACCCGAAGAGTGTAATCTTATACTTAAGGTTGGCTGAGGTTTACTATAATCTCGACAATTATAGTGCCATGAAGCATTGGATGGATATAGGAATGAACCTAGACACAGATGACTCCAACACCTCAATGAACAATATTTTGGAGTTAAAGGAACTGTCTGCACAGCTACTTCTTAAGTATCATTTTAAAGCTGAGAAGAATATAAGAAAGGCATGGGAAGCGGCTAGACTTCTAAACAAGATTAACCCTCAACCACAACACCAGGAGAATGAGGAGTTTCTTGAAAGACAAAAAGACTTGGACATTGCAAGCGAACACACACATAAACTAATGAATTACTTGGTTGATACGGGACAGGAAGATCGGATTGCTGGATTTGTCTTGACCTTACCAGATGAGATTAAGAGGTTGCCCTTTGCGTACAGGTACTACAACAGGTACAAAAAGCCAAGAACATGGAAAGAGGATGAGATTTGCTACTTTGCTAACTTTGGTAGACAACATTTCGAGAAGTGGGATGGTGAGAGTATTAGAAAGGGTGGAATTGGTGGAAGTGAGACAGCAGTCATTAGACTTTCTGAAGAGTGGACTAAGATGGGTTATAAAGTTACTGTATTCGGTGATCCTGAAAAGCCCAAGATGGTTAATGGGGTAACTTACCTTCCTTATTATATGTTTAGCCAGATGGACAACTTCAATATCCTTATTCAATGGAGACATGATAGTTTGGCGGGAAGAGTTAGTGCTAAAAAATATGTTATAGACCTGCACGATGTTACACATTCTGCGACATATATAAACAAATTAGACAATGTTGATAAGATTATGGTGAAGTCCCAGTATCATAGAAATCTATTGAGTGATATTCCTGATGATAAGTTTTTAATAATTTCAAATGGCATCTAAACAACATAAGTTATATTGGGCAAGTTCCTACGATAGGGGGCTAGACCTTCTTCTCTATATGTGGCCTGATATAAAAAAGAAATATCCTGACGCTGAGTTGCATGTTTGTTATGGGTGGAACCTGTTTGACGTTGCCAACCACAACAATCCGGAGAGAATGAAGTGGAAAGAGAATGTCCAGAGGATGATGGAACAGGATGGCATTGTTCATCATGGGAGAATCGGACAAGATGAGCTTAAAAAGTTAAGAAAACAATGTGGTATTTGGGCTTATCCAACATATTTTACGGAGATAAATTGTATAACAGGACTAGAGTGTCAAAGGGATGGGTGTGTTCCTGTTACAATGACTCTAGCGGCCCTAGATGAGACTGTACAAAGTGGTATCAAGATTGAGGGGAACATAAGAGACATAAAAGTACAAGAAAAGTTTCAAAAAGAGCTTATAGATTTGATGGGAGACGAAAAAAGGTGGAAGGAAGAGCAAAAGAAGGGGAACAAGCATGCACAGAAGTATTACTGGAATAATATTGCCAACACGTGGGACACATACTTCAAAGAAAAACTAGGGCAACCAAAGGTTAGTGTTGTAACGATTACAATTCGTGAGGGTTGGTGGAACACAATGGCTGAAAACATTGCCAATCAGACATACAAGGTGCATGAGTGGATTATTCTTGACGATCACGAGGAGGATAGGAGTGAGATAGCTAAAAAATATGCAGACAAGTACGGAATAAATATCAAGTACATAAGAGGAGATAAGGTGCTGGGTAAGTACAAAAGAAGGTGTGGTTTGGTGAGGGCTAACAACAAAGCCTGGAAAAACGTGGAGGGAGAGCTTGTTGTTTGGCTTCAAGACTTTATTTACATGCCTGACAGGGGAATAGAGATGCTCGTGGATGTATACAGACACAACCCCAATGCTTTGATAGCTCCAGTAGATATATATTATTATGCTAAAGAGACAAACAAGAAAAACAAGGAAGACTGGTGGAATGGAGACCTTGGGATATTAGAGAAAGAAAGCTGGAGGAATATAAGGCTAAAGCATGTGGGACTAAGGAAGACGGACAATCCTCTGGACTTTGAGATGAACTATAGTGCTACACCCAAACACATAATAGATAAGCTTAACGGTTGGTGGGAGTTCTTTGATGACGGATTGGGTTTTGATAACACAGAAATTGCAGACAGGGCATTGGAGATGGGATACGACATTGTAATTGACGACAGGAATATAGCCAAGTGTATTGACTTGTGGCCTCAGATTGGAGGAACCAAACAGAATATAACCAATAGGGAGAGACTTCTTAACGTGCCGAGATGGATATGGTTTAAAAGACAGAAGTTTGACCCTGTAAGAGATGAGAAAATAGACGCAAAGATTAGTTTACCCTTTGACGTTCCCAAAGAGGTATCAAACAAAGAGGCTTCACAGTGGATAATGAAAAACGGATTTAGTATTGCAAAGAAGTGGAAAGATGGGAGCAACAACACCTAAAACAATTTTCTTTCATTTACCAAGAACTGGTGGAACTTGGGTTGAAGCTAGTTTAAAAAGAGCCTTTGGAGGTCGGTATGACAAGGTGTGTGTTGATGCAGGATGGGACTTGGAAGAAAACGGAATACATATATCACCTCGTAAGTTGGCAAAAGTAAATAAGTTTAGCTTCACTTTTGTGAGACACCCGCTAGCTTGGTACAAGAGCTTCTATGACTTTCTTGTTAAAAAGGATTGGGACAGTTTTGTGAAAAAAACATTAGGTAAATACACACGGATTGTCAAAGAGTTTGAAAAAGTGGACTTTGTGGGAAGAACTGAGAACCTATACTTTGATTTATGTGAAGCATTGGATGAGGCAGGGGAGGAATATGATGAAGATAAGTTTTTAGCAGAACATGTAAACAGATCGATTTCCAATGGCAACCTCATGACCAAAGAACAAGAAGAAAAGATATTGAGTGCCGAAAAGTATGTAGTAGATAAATACTATGAAGGAAAGAAGAGACCTTAGAGTATATACAGGTGGTACATTTGATTTACCTCACAGAGGACACATTGATTTACTTGGTTGGTGTAGGGAAATAGCGGGTGAGGACGGGGAGGTTGTCGTGTCGCTTAACACAGATGAATTCGTTGAACGCTACAAAGGCAAGAGACCTGTTATTAAGTATGGGGATAGAAAGGCTATTTTGGAGGAGTTTACGTCTTTGGTGGATAGAGTTGTAGAAAATGTTGGAGGAGAAGATAGTAAGCAGACAATAATGAATGTTGCTCCAGATATTATTGTTGTTGGAAGTGACTGGCTATTTAAAGATTACATGAAACAAATGGATTTTACTCCCGAATGGTTAGAGGAACAAAATATAGCTCTGTGTTATATTCCACGACACAGAAACATCTCAACAACAAATATCAAGGAGGTAGTAAAAAATGAATAGTATAGTTGCAATTCCGTATTATGAAGTTGATCCTGGCAAAAGGGATGTATTAAAAAAATGCTTACATTCCTTTCGGGGGTATAACACTATTGTCTTGGCTGGCAAACAAAAGACTCTTTCTACAGCTTGGAACATGTGTTTAGATTTGGGATTTGGTATGGGATATGATTACGTCATACTCTCAAATGATGATGTTATTTTAAGTCGTGGCGATTTGGAGAAATTGTGTGTACCCGGAAAGGTTGTTTCCCCAACTGTTAATAGGGGTGTGTTTAAGGTGTTTCATGCTCATATCTTCTGTATCCCCAAAGAGGTGTACGAAGAGGTTGGCAAGTTTGACGAGAGTTTCCAGATATACTGGGCTGATACAGATTACGCAGTTAGATTAAAGAAGGCTGGAATACCTGTCGAAATAGAATATGGAGTTGATGTTACACATCCTGAAGCGGCAAGGACTCTTAATGCTATGCCCAAAAAGATGGAACAAGAAGACAAAGAAACTTTTTACAAGAAACATGGAACTCTTTGGACAGACCCAATCAGAGAAATATTATGATAATAATTTACAGAGCATGTGCTTATGGTAGTGCCCTTAAGGAAAGACCAATAAAGGATAAGATTGAATTGGTTAAGTTTTGCTTTAGGTCTTTTAAGAAGGCTTTTAAGGATGTTGATTATGAACTTGTTGTTCTCATGGACAAACCCAATCAAGACCTTAGAAACATTTTTAAGGGAGAAAAGACAGAAACCTCATTTTACCCTGATTTTAATGAAGGGAATACGAAGTCGTTTCATAGACAACTGGAAATAGCCTTAGAAAAGAAGGTCAATTTTATGTTTGTTGAGGATGATTATTACTTTCTTCCTCATGCTGGCAAAAGAATAGTGGAAGCCTTGGAGTGGTTTGATTTCTTGACTCCATACGATCACCCTGATTACTACAAGGACAAAGTGCATGCAACAGGCAAACTTACAAGACAAATAGACGGACAACATTGGCAAACAGTTAAGTCAACAACCCTAACTTTCGCAGGAAGACATGACGCTCTCAAAAAAGAAGTAGAAACAATTAAAAAGTACGGCTGGGCGGATCATCCAATGTGGCTTGATATAACGCAAAGATATAATTTGTGGTCACCAATGCCTACACTGGCAACTCATATGGAGACACCTTTTCTTTCCCCAGGGATAAGTTTGAAAACCCTCCTTAATATATAACAAACTAAGAACATGAGAACATTGTCTGACATTTTAACCGATGTGAATTCGGTAATGGATTTGGAAGCATCTGCTCCTACAGGTGATGAATTATCAACAAGAACCAATTACGCAAACCAGGCGGTATGGGATGCTGCAGCAACAGGACAGCTTTCAGAGTTTAAGGCTGAATACTTGGTGAATACTTCAACTTTGGCAACAATAGCAATGCCTAGCAACTACAGGGAGTTAATGGTTAATCCGCAAGTGTTGGATTCCACAGGAGAATGGAATGAGTGGGACGTGATTGAGGCGGAGGCAAAATATGATTATGCTTCGACAGATAGATATTGCTATCAACTAGGTAATCCAAATGAAGGATATAGTTTAGTGTTTAATGCACTATTTTCGATGTCCACGCTTTCTGTGGTCTATCAAAGGTATCCGTCAGGTCTTGCAACGCTTACTGACACATGCGAACTTTCTGACCCCCAGGTGGTAACGAGGAAGGTGGAGTCATATGTGCTTTACTCAAGAGGTGATGATAGATTCCCAATAGCGGAACAGAGATCAGAAAAACAATTAGCGAACATGATGGGAAGGGAAATGAAGTCTTCAACGGGGCAATCACGAGACACAAAGATGAAGTTTAGGCATCCTTTGAAAGATTTAAGCTAGAATGAAATGGCAAAATTTGACTTACGTGCACCAAAATATAAACAAGGAAAATCAGTAGATGAGGAATGGAAGTCCTTTCGAAAAGGGCTCAACATGCTTCTTAGAGCCACAGAGTTAAGCAATGAAGAGCTAGACCAAGCCGATAACATCATGCTTACAGGTAAGGGCGTTCCTACAGGAAGGTGGGGTACTTTAAAATACTTCACCGCTAATGCAACAGGCTCAATTAGAGGATTTGCTACTTATAAGTCTGATGATGGCACAACAAACGAAATTATGGCGCTATCAGACCAGGGATACTTAGCCAAAAAGGATGAAACGGGTTCTACAACAGTAACGGGACAAAGCTGGCCATCGGGAAGTATTATTAGATCAGAGCAGTTGGGGGGTAGTACTTACATTGTTTCTGAGGATGTAACATTTACAGAATACGATGGAACCGACCTTTCTGTGTATTCAACAATATCAGCCCCCACTGGTGTTGGTGCATCAAACTTCTCTGGAGCAAGTGGACCAGAGAGATATTCCTGGTCAGTTGTTGCTGTTGGTCCAAACGGAGGTCAAACCACAGCCTCAACCAATTATGTTTTAGAAGATTTACCCAATGATCTATCAGACACAGAGGTTCACATCTTTTGGACAGGTCCGTCTGCTGCAACCCTTAGTGGTTACGAGGTGTATCGAGGTAGAGAGGGGCACGAAACATTTTTGGCTTCAGTAGAACCCACCACAACAAAATATGTTGATAGAGGAACAGAAACAAGTGAAACAGAAGAGCCACCACTTACAAACACCACAGCTGGAGTAAAGTCCAAATTCATTGCAAAATATAAAGACAGGCTTCTTGTTGTACCTTCAGACGAACCTAACAAACTACTAATCTCGGGCAAGTATCCGGATCACACCAAGTTTAACCTTCTTGATGGTGGTGGAGGTGTGTTTATTGACCCTGGATCTGGAGATAATATAACGGGGATTACGGTTCAGCCTATATCTGACAGAATTGTTGTATACAAGGAAAGATCTTCATATCTTGTAGAACTAAGCCAGATACAGGTTGGCAACTTTTATCTACTAGATCCGCAATATCAAGCTATTTCCACGTCAGTCGGTTGTGCCAATCAGGGAACTATTGCGACTGTGGAAAATGACACGTTTTACTTTGGTCGAGATGGTTTGTATGTAACAGGTTATGAGCCAAACTTCTTAAACATTATTAGAACAAACGAGGTATCAGCCCGAATAAGACCATATCTTGATTTACTTAACAATACAGACTATGACACGGCAAATGCTTTCTATGTAAACAACAAATATATACTTTCATTTCCACAACGAAAAGAGATGATAGTGTATGACAGAGAAAGGGGGAGCTTTCTTGGACCTTGGAAAATGCCCTGGGGTATTTCTCACATGACTAAATATGTTGATAGTACGGGAACTGAGAAGTGGGTCATTGGAAGTTATGCCAACAACCAGGTATATGAATTTGATGCAGGTATAAACACCGATGATGGTACTGCTATTGTAAAGACACTTAGGACAAAAAAGACATACTTTAACGACTTTACTAAGCTAAACATTATTAAGTTTTTCTACATTCTTTTCAGGAATATAATCGGGACAACCACAGTAAACATCATTGTTGAAGATAAAGACGGAAGCACATCAACTGTTAAGTCATTTACAATATCTGGTGCAGAAACTGGAGGCAACACAGGCTGGGGTATGTCCCAATGGGGTGAGAGCGCTTGGGGTGAGTCTGACTCTACAACTGCAACAAGTTCGTCAGAGGAAATAACCAGATGGGGACCTCTTTTCAAGCAAGCAAGGCTAATGCAAGTGGAGATAACCTCGACAGATGAGAATTCTAACTTTGAACTATTGCAAATTAAGGTAAAGACAACAGAACAAGCAAGTGGTGTACTAAGCGCAAGTCAGAGGGTTTGAATTTGCAAACCTTAAGCATGCTTTATTAACATTTATCTAAGATGGGACTATTTCAGACATTAGTAACAGACCCTTTCAATAGAGAGAGAGACGCGTGGTCTCAAGCATTTGAAAGCATTGGAAGAACTTTTAATCTTCCCGAATTTGGTGTTTCAGAGGCATTAGCCGCACCAAGACCATCTATCGGACCAGAATCAGGTTATCAAGTAAGTAACTCAGACACAGATTATTCCACCCCCGACACAAGTAATCCTTTGTTTAACCCACAAAACTTCGCAAGTGGACAAAGTAGTTCACAACCTCAACCACAACCGAGTGGGGGAGGAGGCGGTGGGGGTGGAGGTGGAGGCGGAGGAACCCCTGTAAACACAGGACCTTCCCCTGAGGAATTGTTCAGACAGCAAATAGAAAGCATATATAGTCCAATTATGGATTATCTCGGAGGTCAAGAATCAAGACTTAGAGAGGCACAACCAGGAATTGAGAGTCAAATAACCAAAGAAAGTGAGGCTACTCTTCAAAGCACTGAAGCAGAAAAGGCTAGAGGAGAAAGGGAGCTTGAGTCACAAGAAGAACAAGCAGGACAAAGAAAAGAAGACGCAATGAATTCAGCTAGAAGACTTTTTAATGAAATGATGATGGGTGGAAGACAGAGGTTTGGAGGAGCAAGTCCGATTGGTGAAGGCTTCCAGGCTCTACTTAGCAGAGAATTTGCAGGGAATAGAGGAGATATCGCCCAAAACTATGAAAACACAATACAGCAGGTTAACAACCAAATGGCTAACCTTAACGAGTCATATCAAAATGCAGTAGCTCAGATAAACTTGCAGAAGGATAAGTTTATGCAACAGGCAAGAACATCTTTCCAAGATGCGTTGAGTGAAATAGACAGACAAAGAGCGGTGGCTGAAAGTGAAAAGGCTGGGATGAAACTAGAGGCATTACAAGCACTTAGAAACCAGATATATGAAATAAATCTAGCTACAGCCACATCACAGACACAACTAGACCAACAAGCAAGTCAACTTCAACAGCAATTACAGTCAGTGGCCAGCAGTGCTTCATCTGCTATCCAGGGTGGTCAATCAGCTCTATCTAATTTCAATCAGACAACACCTCTGGCTTATTCTTCTTCACTTACACCAGGAACACAGTCTTATGGAAACCAGACGATGGCTCCAACAGGTAGAATTAATAAAGACGAAGAGGAATATTTGTACGCTTAATTTTGCAAACCTTCACCCCACTTCAATAGTATTTAAGTATGGACGACCTATTAGAGAAGATGCGCCAGAACGTGCTAGGTAAACTTTCCAGCAAAGTAAGCAATCTTGTAAGCAAATCACCCACAAAGCTCGATGATAGAGTTTTAGAATTTGGTAGAAAGGTTGCTCAAACTTCAAGGCAAGGAATGGAAAGGGTAATGAATAAGCCATTGAGTGAGTATTTTTTACCTACTTCAAGAGAGGGAAGATATGCGACAAAAAGATTTATCACGCAACCCTTGGTGAATGCTGGCAAGTCCGCATTAAAGTTCGCCCCTCCATACCAAGCATATAGAGCGGTAACCGGTAACCCTGTTAAGCCAAAGGAAGCACTAAAAGATGTTGCAAATGTAGCAAAGGGTGTTGGGGCCATGACTCTCGGCCCTGCAGGATACGGGATAAGTGCTGGTTTGGGAGCTGTTATGAACAGAAAGAACCCCTTACAAGGAGCATATGAGGGAATTGAAATGGGACAACAGTATGGAGGTCTTACTAAACTCACCTCACCTCTTATTAGCAGATTTGCTCCACCAGTATTGGCAGGAAGATTGGGGCAAGGTGCTTTGAATGTTGCAGAAAACAGAGTTCAAGACTTTGCGACAGGTAGACCAACAGGACTTGCGGAAGATGTGTTGTCCTTTGGTATGGGTGTTGCAGGAAAACCATTTACGGGTAAAACAAGTGTCAAGGGGATAGACAAGTTTGCCACAGTTGAAAATGTTGTTGCAAAAAAAATAGGTAGATTACTCAAAGAGGCTAAGATGACAAAAGAAAATTTAAGTATGGATTGGTGGGATGAGGCGAGAAAGGTGCTTATAAATGATTTAAAGGTAAGCCCTAGTAAGTTCTCTAAAATGACACAACAGGACATTATTTTTAAGCTAAATGAAAATCTCACCAAAAATCAGGAATATGTATACAAAGACTTGGCTATGAATATAACAGGCAAACCCACCCAACCAAAGGTCACAAAAGCTGGATTGTACGACGAAAAACTATTGGCAGAAGCCAAGAAGTATAAGAGTGCAGATGAGTTTGTGAAGGCACAAGGGACTCCTGTTTATGATGTGGAAAAAACACCAATGCCAACTTTTAAATCTCCCAATAGATACGGGGCAAGATACACAACAGACGCAGGATTTATAAGCAGAGACTCTAATACTAATAAATACTATTCATTTTTAGGACACAGTCAAAAAGAGCAAATACAACTTGGAGAATTTAAAACTTTGAACGAAGCTAAATCAGCTTTAGAAATCAAAACCAAATCCCAACTAACAGACATATGGAACAAAGCTCAAGAAAAACCGCAGATTCCCGCAAAACCACTAATGGGATATATAAAGGCTGAAAAGATACCAGGAGGGGAATATCAGTTAAAATATACTGGAACTTCCAACTTTGTAGAAAACCCAATAACTAAAGAGCCAATTTTAGATAAGTTCAGGAGTGCTAAAGAAGCTAGAAATTATTTTGAGGCTATTTGGTATAAAGCAAAGAACGTCGCACAACAGCCATTGTCCACCCAAGCTAGTAAGGTCGCAAAACAACAGCCATTAAAAGACGCAAATAAAGTTAAACCTTCATTCCCAGAAGTTTCTTTAGACAATATCGAGCAATCACGACAACTGATAGGAAAAATGCCAGAAGGACCAGCACAGTCAAAACAGATTCTACAAAATACCACAGATTCTCTAAAAGCTCCCAAGACAGTTTCATCTATAGATATTATATCACCCAAGGTGGCAAATGAGTCGAGACGAACGGCAAGGTCAGTTAATGAAAAGGTTAATTTGTTGGACTGGATAAGAACTCCAGACAGGGTGCTTAACAAAATTGGTCTTAAAAAAGAGGCAACAGCACTTAAAAAGTCTTATAACAACTATTTGGACCAACTTCCAGAAGAGATAGATAAGGTTACTTCATGGTATGAAAAGGTAGGAGGAAGCAAAGAGTCCTCCAAAAAGATATTTAAGTGGTTAGACGGACAAGAGGGAGTTGAACTAAACAAAACAGAACAGGTTGTAGCAAAAGAAATCAAACAGTATTTGAAAGGATGGGCGGACAAGATGGGGCTTCCTGAAGACAAAAGGATAGCTGAGTATATTACGCACATTTTTGAAAAAGACTTCATCCAAAAAGAGTTTGATGAAGACTTGGCAAAGATAATATCGGACAAAATACCTGGTTCTGTATACAACCCATTCCTACAAAGCAGGTTGGGACAGAAAGGATACGTGGAGGATGTGTTTAGGGCACTCGATGCTTATGTCAAAAGAGCCACAAGGAAGGTAAACATGGATCCTGCGTTAAAACAATTAAAAGATGCTGGAAAAGATTTGGACATAGATTCTTTTAACTACGTTAAGTCGTTGGGTGACAGAATCAATCTTCGTCCCACGCAGATAGATAATTATCTGGACAACCTAGTGAAATCCATACCAGGTGTTGGATATAAAATGGGGGCAAGACCAACGGCTAATATAACAAGAAAGGTTAGACAGGCGGTGTATCGTGGCACACTGGGCTTGAATGTTGGTAGTGCTGTAAGGAATCTTACACAGGGTGTAAACACTTATGCGAAACTGGGTGAGAAATACACAGGTGTTGGGTATGTGAAAGCGGTTAGAGAGATTGTGGGGAAGGGAGATGAGCTTGTTGAAACAGGCATATTAAGAGATACATTCATACAAGACAGAAAAATAAGCGCAGTGAAGAATGGATTGCAGAAGGTTGACAAAGGATTATGGGTATTTTTTGATTTGGCTGAGAAGATTAATAGGGGAGCTGCATACTTTGGAGCGAAGCAAAAAGCTTTAGATAAAGGAAAGACTATGTCACAAGCTATTGAAGAAGGAATAGAAATGGCACGAAACACTCAATTTACCTTCGGAAGTGTTGATACTCCAGTAGCTTTGCAAAGTGATACAGTGAAGGTGTTCACACAGTTCCAGTCATTTAACGTCAAGCAAGCGGAATTTCTACAGGAAATGGTGGCCAACAAGGAGTTTGCAGGAATGTTCAGGTGGATTGGAGCCAACCTTCTTTTGGTTGCAGGTCTTAAGAACTTAATAGGTTTTGATTTTAAAGATGTAATACCGTTTTATGGAGAGGTAACAGGTGAGGGTTCAAAGTTTGGAGAAACACCGCCAATACAACTTGCAAGAGGAATAACAAAAGCTGTCGTAAAAGCTCCAGACCAATATGGGAATGTGCCAGAAGGGAATGTTTTACAGAGGCTATATGGAAGCAATGACATACGGAAAGTAATTCCTGCTTTTATACCAGCTGGAGTGCAGATCAAAAAGTCTATAGAAGGTTTTAAAACAGCCCAAGAAGGTGTATCCAGGAGCAAGTCTGGTCGTGTCAGGTTCGCTGTAGAACAAAATCCCTCTAGCATGGTACGTAATGTTTTGTTTGGTCAATGGTCCGGACCAGAAGCTAGAGAATACTTTGATGAGAAAAGGAGTGTGTTGGGAGAAGAGCAATCTGAGTTTGTCTCGCAAGCAGAAGATAAGATTGGTGCATACAGGGCAATTATAGATAAGCGAGAGAAAGAAAAGGCCGTACGTGAAGAGAAGGAAAAGTTAAAAAAAGCCGAGTCAGGCATGAGTGTTGTTGGAAAAACATTCATGTATATGGACAAGGAAGGAAACGTAAAGTCGATAGACATAGAAGAGCCTCCCACAAAGACGAGTGGAGTTGAATATGCCAAGTGGCAAAGAAAAGCGCTTAATAGTGCAGATGACATCTTAGAGTCTGATTTATCTCAAGAAGAAAAGAATGAGGCACTACAGACACTTGGTATAAATGAGCAGGATGCAATGTATTATCAAACCGCAAAGGAACAAAACTACATTAAGTCTATATATGTAAGGGAGCAACTAGATTCCTCAAACTTTAAGAGTAGAGACGAAATGTATCAGTATCTTGCAAGTCTTAGGAGGAAACTTGGAGACAAGATGGTACTCACAAGTGGTGTTATAGATGATCTTGTTGATGAAGGATACATAACAAAAGAAGAAGGAAAAGTATTAAAAAAGTTTGAATATGGCAAAAAAGATGGTGAAGTTAAGGTAAAAATGACAGGTAGGGGGAGTGGTGCCAAACTCAAGAAGGTAAAGTTTGAACCCACTGAAATAAAAACAAAAATTACTTCAACCAAGCATATA